AATGGAAACAAATCAGAATGACCATCAAGCTATTCCTGCTGCCGGAAAGTTCTGGAAGGTTAACCCAGAAGCAGAAAACATCAATAACTTACCGCCCGGTTACTATGACCAGCAGCTCGGCGGCAAGAACTTGGACTGGATTCGCTGCTATGCCGGCGGCGAGTATGTGTATGTACAGGAAGGTCGCCCAGTCTGGCCTGAGTTTGACGATTCGGTCATGTCTTGCGACGACATTCAGGTTGACCCAACTATCCCTATTCACATCGGACTCGACTTTGGTTTGACTCCGGCAGCTGTCTTTGGGCAGAAAAAGCCGAACGGCGCGTGGCATATCTTTAAAGAAATCGTTACCGACGACATGGGTCTGGAGCGATTCGGATTAATTCTCTTGAATGAAATCAACGTCAACTACCGCGGCATGGATGTGCTGGTATGGGGCGACCCCGCTGGCTCAAAGCGTGATGAGATCTTTGAAGTGACTGCGTTCGATCATCTTAAAACCCTAGGACTCAACGCCAGACCCACAGCAAGTAACGACTTCCAAGTGCGCCGTGAAGCGGGAGCGATGCCTATGAATAGGCTTGTTGATAAACGATCCGGCTTATTGATTCACAAAGACTGCCAACGTCTTAGGAAATCTTTATCAGGCGGCTATCACTTCAAGCGCGTATCTGTTGGAGGCGGGACCGAAAGATTTAGAGATGCACCGAACAAGAACGAACACTCACACGTCGGCGACGCCTTTGGCTATCTCATGCTTGGCGGCGGAGAGCATCGCGTCATGACTCGCGGCTATGGTGGACGTTATGGTGCTGCTGGTCCAATTGGCAGCGGTCAGTTTAGGGCAAAGACGGATTTCTCAATATGGTGACGTCATTTGATGTAACCCGCATGTTTGGGGTGCAAGGCGCAATCGCTCTGCCATTTCATCCGTCACACTTGAGCCGGCTTGAACTAGACAGAGCAGCTGAAATGGAGTTTACGTCACTGGACAACATGAAGGCGCGAGCGCAGGAAGTTGCTGATGCGAAGATTGCATGGACAGTATTTCACGAAGGCAACCCAGCGCTATGCTTTGGCATTACCCCATACTGGCCCGGCATGGCAGAGGCTTGGATGATCCCGTCTCAATACGCTCTCGATCGAGGATTAAGATTAACTCGCGGAGCCAAGAGGTTTTTTGATACCATTGGCGCAACTCTTGATTTACGCCGTCTGCAAATTGTGGTATGTGTCGATCGGGAAAAGGCCGTTCAATGGGCAGAGTTCTTACGCTTTGAGCGTGAAGGTCTTATGAGACGGTATGGGCCGGAAGGCAGCGACTACTACATGTACGCGAGGATTTATTAAATGGGCGGGATATTTGGCAGCAGTCCTAAGACGCCAGACACTTCTAAGCAAGAAGCGGTACAGGCAAAACAGGAAGCTCGCACCAAGCGTCAGGAAGCTGAAGAACAGCGTCGTTTGCAAGCGCAAGTCGCTGCGCGCCGCTCCGGAGGCTATCGATCACTTTTATCACCGGAGCGCGAAAATGCTGCTACCGGACTATCTAGCAAACTAGGGAGCTAAATCATGGGTGGATTATTCGGAGGCGGCGGCAGCAAGCCAGCACCAAAGGAACCAGAAAAGCCAAAGCGCGAGATCACGAAATCGACAACTGGCGCGCAAGAGCAAGCCGGCGCAATGCAAGCTCGTCGTGGTGGGGCGTATACACGCTCACTGTTAACAGGATCGCGGTCAACAGCTGAAGAAGGCGGCGGTTTGTCAACGAAACTTGGCGGCGGCTAATGCGCAAAGAGCATAAGAGCGAGACTGGCGGTCTAACAGAAGCCGGGAGAAAACACTATGAACGCAAGGAAGGGGGTAACCTACGCCGTCCTGTTCCTTCTGGGGACAACCCTCGTCGTGTATCTTTCGCTGCTCGGTTTGCTGGCCAGAGTCATCCTATGAAGGATGAGGATGGGAAGCCGACTCGCTATGCTCTTGCTTTGAAGAAGTGGGGATTCAGCTCCCCGGCGCAAGCGCGTGCGTTTGCAAAACGAAACAAGGAATCGTGATATGCCGATGACAAAGAAAGGGTCAACGATCATGTCTGCCATGAAGAAAAAGTATGGCAAGAAAAAGGGCGAAGAAGTGTTCTACGCTTCCAAGCAGAAGGGCGTGATTAGCGGCGTCGAGAAAAAAGGTACAGCGTAATGGCAAGAATCAGCCCAGCAGAAGTATTGAAGCGTCAGGAGAAAGCCGATGCGCGGAAAGAAGAATGGCGCACGATTTACGAAGAGTGCTACGAATTCGCGCTTCCGCAACGCAATCTTTACTCCGGATATTATGAAGGACGAACAGCTGGGCAAAACAAGATGGTCCGCGTCTTTGATGCCACAGCCATTAATTCAACGCAGCGTTTCGCTAACCGTATTCAGTCTGCTCTTTTCCCGCCGTATAGGTCATGGTGTACGTTAGAGCCGGGCAACGAAATCCCGCGTGATCGGCGCGGTGAAATCAGAGAGGCGCTGGAAATCTACTCTGAACGCATGTTTGACGTAATACGCCAGACTAATTTCGATCTAGCAATGTCTGAGTTCCTGCTTGATCTCTGCGTCGGCACAGCGGTCATGCTGATTCAGCCGGGTGACGCAGATGCGCCAGTTCGCTTTGTGCCAGTACCACAATATCTGGTATCACTAGAAGAAGGGCCGCATGGCACAGTCGACAACGTATACCGCAAGCTCCGTATTCGCGGTGAAGCGATTGCTCGTCAATGGCCTGATGCAAAGCTGCCGGAAGATTTGGTGCGCAAGATTGACCAAAAGCCTGATGAAGAAATTGATCTGATCGAGGCAACGGTCTTTAATGTCGACGAAGACACTTATTGCTACCACTTAATCTGGCCAAAGCAAAAAGCTGAGCTAGTTTACAGAACCATGAATGTCTCACCGTGGATCGTCGCTCGCTTTATGAAAGTGCCGGGGGAAGTCTATGGCCGCGGTCCATTGGTTACAGCACTGCCAGACATCAAAACACTTAACAAGGTCAAAGAGCTGGTGCTGAAAAACGCATCGCTCGCAGTCGCCGGCGTGTATACGGCAGCTGATGATGGCGTACTCAACCCGCAGACGATTCAGATCACGCCGGGCGCGATCATCCCTGTGGCACGCAACGGCGGACCACAAGGTGAATCATTGCGCCCATTGCGTTCAGCAACAGACTTCAATACGTCGCAGCTGGTCATCAATGATTTGGTCATGAATATCAAGAAGATGTTGTACGATGATTCGTTGCCGCCAGACAATATGTCAGCGCGTAGTGCGACAGAGATCGTGCAGCGCATGAAGGAGTTGTCGCAAAACCTAGGCTCGGCATATGGCAGATTGATCACAGAGGCGATGACGCCAATCGTGCGCCGCGTGTTATACGTTATGGACGAAATTGGCTTGATTGACCTACCGCTAAGTGTTGACGGCCTTGAGGTTAAGGTTGTTCCGACATCGCCATTGGCCCAGACGCAGAACATGGAAGACCTAGAAAAGGTACTTCAGTTTGGCCAGATTGCTGCTCAGTTTGGCATGCAGGGTCAGGTCATGGTGAACCAAGAGGAAATGCTAGAATACATCGCGGAGAAGATGAGCGTTCCTCAGAAATTGTTGAATAATGCTGAACAGAGGGAGCAGATCATTCAACAGATGCAGGAAGTACAAGCACAACAACAGCAGATGGCTGCTCCGCCGGGAGCGCAATAGGAGTGAGAGATGGAAGGCTGGGACAGCTTACGCCCATCAGATAATACGCACCTGCATAAAAGCAGGATTGCGCAAGACGACTTGAACACCGCCTTTGTTCGATGTTTTTCGACGGAGGCCGGTGGCGAGGTTCTGGAATATCTCAAGCATGTGACATTGGATCAGCCGTCGTGGTTCCCCGGCGAAGATCCAAGTCACGGTTTTGCGCGAGAGGGACAGAACAGCATTGTGAGAGAAATACTAAGACGAATCGAAAAAGGAAGACAGGTATGAGCGACGCTGCTGAAAGCATTGACGTACAAGAATCTAAAGCTCCAGAAGCTGCAAATGAGCAGGAAAGTAACACTTTGCTGAATCCACAGGTTGAGCCGGAAGGGGAACAGTCGCCAGAAGAGTCGGCTGTCCCGCACCTTGCTGGCGATCCAGACGCGCCAACAGATGAAGAGATCGATTGGGGCGAAAGACCTGAGTGGATGCCGCAAAACTTCTGGAACGAGAAAGATGGTCCAGACCTTGAGGGCTTGTCTAAAGCATACAACGAGCTGCGGTCTAAGATGTCAGCTGGTAAGCACAAGGCACCAGAGGACGGCAAGTATGATATTGGCTCACTTAAAGATCATGGCATTGCTGAAGACGATGAGCTGCTTGGTCAATTCAGCTCTTTTGCAGCTGAGAACGGCTTGAGTCAGGACCAATTTGATCAGATCACGTCAATGTACATGAATCAGATGTCCGCGATGATGGATGAGGTTGAGACTAACAAAGAGACTGAACTAGCTAAGCTCGGCCCGCGCGCAGACAAAGTTATCAATAGCCTGAATACTTGGCTAGGCAAGATGTCCACATCAGGCACATTAGCTGCTGAAGAAGTCGACGCGATCACTCGCGCCGCCAATAATGCAGACTTTATCAAAGCGATGAACAAGATCCGCGCATCTTACGGCGAGCAAACAATTCCTGATGTTACGGTTCAGGAAGGCAGCGCAACAACTAAAGCTGACCTTGATCAGATGGTCGCAGATCCGCGTTATGGGAAAGACATGGCTTACACGCAAAGTGTCGAGCGCAAATTCATGGAATTTTTCGGCGAAGCATAACACTTATAGGGGGTACTTTTACCCCCTATCCCTTCTTTGATGCAGCATAAAAACTGTTATATTTCAAGCAACCGATAACTCAGATTCCTGAGCCGGCGACCTGAATCACTCGGCCCACACTGGACAACCGGAAACAGGTTTTACCCTAAATTTTAATTTTTGGAGATATACAATGGCAGTATCTATTTCAAATGCCTTTGTTACCCTCTTCGACTCAGAGGTAAAACAGGCTTACCAAGGGCAGCGTCTCTTGGCCGGTGTTTGCCGCGAGCGTACAGGGGTAGAAGGTTCAACAGTCAAGTTCCCTAAGATTGGTAAGGGTTCTGCGACTATTCGCGTTCCACAGACTGACGTCACTCCACTCAATGTGTCTTACTCACAAGTCACTGCGACAATGGAAGACTACATTGCTGCGGAATACTCAGACATCTTTAACCAGCAGAAGGTCAACTTCAACGAGCGTCAAGAGCTTGTGCAAGTTGTCTCTGGTGCAATCGCACGTCGTATGGACCAAGTAGTTTTGGATGCGCTTTCTGCATCTGGCACAACTGCAACAGTCAGCAACGACATCGGTGGTACAGACTCTAACCTGAACGTAACCAAGTTGCGTGAAGCGAAGAATCTATTGGACACAAACAACGTCCCAATGGAAGGTCGTACTATTCTTTTGCACGCTAACTCATTGCAGTCATTGCTTGGCGAAACTGAAGTTACATCTTCAGACTTCAACACAGTGAAAGCATTGGTTACTGGCGAAGTTAATACATTCATGGGCTTCCGCTTCATCACTTTCGGTGATCGTGACGAAGGTGGCTTGCCGATCGACGGATCATCAGATCGTACTCTGTATGCCTTCCATCGTGACGCGCTTGGCCTTGGTGTTGGTATGGGCCAGCAGTCTCGCGTTGACTACATTCCAGAGAAGACTTCCTTCTTGGTTGCGTCAATGTTCTCAGCTGGTGCGGTAGCGATCGATGACGAAGGTATCGTCAAGATCACTTGCCGTGAATCATAAGGAGGCATAGACAATGGCATATGCAGTAGCAGGGCTTCAGCCCATCGGTGGTCAGGCAAAAGCTGGCAACGCTCCTCAGATGTGGTCATACACTTCTGCTGACGCGATTGCGACAGTCAACACGTCTGGTTACTTCAATGACGCAGCTGACCTCTTGAAGGTTGGTGACTTGATCTATGTGTACGACTCAAACACTCCAACAGCATCGCTTGTTGTTGTGTTGTCAAACACTGGAACAGTCGTTGACGTTTCTGACGGTACAGCACTGTCAGTAGCAGACGCTGACTAAATGAATT